CTACTGCTGTTCTTCAACAACTTACAACTGCAAAAGAAAAATTAGAAGAATTAGGAAAAGCAGTTACTTTCTTTTCTTTTGATGTTAGTGCTGCTACCAATGCACTTGGTCTTGCAGGAACACCTCAAGCAGAATATATAAAATTAATTGAAAAATCACAAGGCAAACAAGCTGCATTTAATTTAGTCATGCAAGATATGGAGAAATTAGTTGGAGAAGATGGAGTGCAAGCATTACAAGATTTTGCAGAGTCAACAAGAGAACTGCAATCTTCAATAACTAAATTTATTACTCAAGTTGCTGCTAAAGCTGCTGAACTGTTTACAGGAGGAAGTGAAAGAGTTACTGGTTTAAGAAGAAGGCAAATTCTTGGAGAGGCGAAAACGAGCACTGATAAAGAAGTAATGAATTTAGTTGCTGAAAGAGAAACTGCAACTAGAAAAAGAAAGGCAGAAATAGATGAAGAAATTATTGCTTTGATGTTAAGCAAAAAAGAAAATAAAAAAAATCTTGATTTAGAAAAGTTGAGGGCAGAACAATATAGGGAAATAACTAAATCTGTTACAGATAAAAATCTCTTTTTAAACGAATCAATAAGTTTAGGAACTAGAGAAGCTCAGATTCAAGAAAAACTTAGAGAGTTTGATAGAAAAGCTCTTCAATTTGATAAAGAAATAAATAAAGAAAAGAGAGCTCAATTTGAAAATGCTTTACGTTTACAACAAGAACTTGAACGTGTAAATAATTTATATCAAGGTATTGCAAACACAGTTCAATCAGGTCTTGTTGATGCAATTGAAGGTGCTATAAATGGTACTAAAACTCTTGGTGAAGTAGCTCGTAGTGTTTTTGGAGCGATTCAAAGGCAACTTATAGATTTTGCTGCCACTTCTTTTTTACGAGCAATTCCTGGAATTGGTGGTTTCTTTGCAAATGGTGGTGTTACTAAACCTAATAAATCTTATATTGTTGGAGAACGTGGTCCAGAATTATTTACACCAGGAGTCACAGGTAGAGTTACTCCTAATCACGAATTAGGCGGTAGTTCTACAAATGTCGTAGTAAATGTAGATGCATCTGGATCTTCAGTTGAAGGTGATGAGCAAAGAGGTAGAGAACTTGGTCGACTTATATCAGTTGCAGTACAATCTGAATTATTAGAACAGAAAAGACCTGGAGGTTTACTTGCATAATGGCTACTTTTCCTTCGATTACTCCTAGATATGGACAGCAAAAAAGATCTGCACCATTAACTCGTACTGTTCGTTTTGCTGATGGTTATGAGCACAGAATATTGTTTGGATTAGCTCAACATCAAAATCCAAAAGTTTTTAATTTTACTTTTGAGGTTTCAGAAACAGACGCAGATACTATAGAAACATTTTTAGATGCAAGAGCAAATGATAGTGCTAGCTTTGATTTTACTCCACCAGGAGAAGCTAGTTCTTCTAAGTTTGTCTGCGAGACATGGAGCAAATCAATTCCTTATTTAAACAGAGCAACAATACAGGCAACATTTAGAGAGGTGTTTGAGCCATGAGTACTGATCCTGTATTTAGTGAAGTTCAAAAAATAAATCCTTCTGCAATTATTGAACTTTTTACATTACAGCTAGATAACTCTTTACATGGTGCGACTACAATTTATAGATTTCATTCTGGATCAAATCTTGATGCGAATGGAGAAATAGTGTGGGCTGGTAATTCTTATCAAAGGTTTCCTATAGAAGCCACAGGTTTTGCTTATCAACGTGGTCAAATTCCAAGACCAAGACTTGTCGTAAGTAATGCGTTAGGAACTATATCAGCCATATTGTTACTGGTTAATCAAACAACTGCTGGTAATGATTTAACAGGTGCTACGTTTACAAGAATTAGAACAATGGCAAGATTTCTTGATGCTGCAAACTTTAGTGGAGGTAGTAATCCATTAGGAACACCTGATCCTACAGCAGAGTTTAAACGTCAAGTTTACACAGTAGATAGAAAATCAAAAGAAACTAGGGAAATTGTAGAATTTGAATTAGCAGGAGCTATTGATATGGCTGGAGTTCGAGCACCTAAACGTCAATGTACCCGTGCATTATTTCCTAGTATTGGTACATTTACACAATGAGTTGGAAAGATGACGCATTGGTTCATGCGAAAGACCAAGATCCTAAAGAAGCTGTAGGACTTTTATTAAATATAAGAGGTAAACAAAAATACTATCCCTGTCAAAATTTAGCTATAACAAATCATCAGGAGTTTATTTTAAATCCAGAAGATTATGTAAAGGCAGATAATTTAGGAGATATTGTTGCTGTTGTTCATAGTCACCCATCAACACCTCCAATACCAAGTCAGGCTGATCGTATAAGTTGTGAGCATAGCAAATTACCATGGCATATCGTTAATCCCAAAACAGGTGAATGGGGTGAATGTAAGCCAGAAGGTTATGTTGCAGATTTATTAGGTAGACCTTGGGTTTGGGGTGTCACTGATTGTTGGAGTTTAGTAGTTGATTGGTATAAACAAGAAAAGGGTATAGAACTGAAAGACTATGCAAGAACCATGACACCACAGGAGTTTTTAGAAAATCCTTTGTTTGAAAATTATGCGTGGCGTACAGGTTTTAGAGAACTTAGGCTAGACGAACCATGTAAAGAAGGAGATGTATTACTAATGTCAATATTGCATCCAACTTTAAATCATGTAGCTATTTTTCTTGGAGATATGGTTTTACATCATTTAGCAGATAGACTATCTTGTAGAGAGCCATATTCTGAGTGGTTGTTAAAATGCACTGGTAAGAGGTATCGCTATGCTCAGAAAAGTTAAACTTTATGGAGAATTAGCTGACTTTGTAGGTCATAAAGAATTAGATGCTGTAATAAATTCTACTGCTGATGCTATACGTTTTCTCGTCAGCAACTTTCCAAAGCTAGAAGCACACATGAGTCAAAGATATTACAAAGTATTGGTAGACAATTATGAGATCGGAAAAGAAGATATACAAAATCCAATAGGTAAATCAGATATAAGTATTGTTCCAGTTATATCTGGTGCTGGAGGTGGAAGTAAATTGTTATTAGGTGCTGCATTGATAGGAGGAGCTTTTCTATTTACACCACTAAGCATGGGATCGTTCTTTAGTCCAATTGTCGCACCAGGATCTTTTGCAGCAGCAGGAGCTATGACAAAAGCAGCGGTTGGAATTGGTGGGGCATTGATATTAAGTGGTGTGTCAGATATGTTGTTTCCCTTACCAAAATTACCAGATTTTGCAGATGAAGAAGATCCAAGAATATCATTTAGTTTTTCTGGTGTCCAAAATACTAGCCGAGCAGGAACTAGCCACCCTATTGCCTATGGTGAGATAGTAACAGGATCAGTTGTTATCTCAGCAGGAATTGATACTAATCAGGTGACAGCATGACAGATAAAATTATTAGAGGTTCTGGTGGTTCTCCTCCTACTCCACCATCTCCAACAAGAGCACCTGATACTTTAAACAGTAGGCAATTCGCCACTATTCAAGATTTATTGTCTGAAGGCGAGATAGAAGGTTTTGCCACTCCTTCTAAAGCTGGAATTAGTAAAAGTGATGCAGCTTATAATAACGCAGCATTAAAGGATATATTTTTAAACGATACTCCTATTCTTCAATCTGATGCTAATAATTCAAGCCCAGAAACATCAAAATTTAATTTTCAAAATGTAAGTTTTACACCGCGTTTTGGTACAGGAAATCAAGAGCATATTCCTGGAATACAACAATCACAAAGCCCTTTATCTGGTTTTGTTTCTGTACTATGTAGTAAAAGTGGTGGTGGTGTTGCAAGGGATTTGCCTACAGGAAAAGATGCTGTAAAAGTAACTGTTACTTTTGCACAAATACAGAGAGCAACAGATCAAGGTGATTTATTAGGATCAACTGTACAATTAAAAATTTCTTTAAAAGTTAATAATGAAACAAATCATACTGAAAAATTAACAGATACCATAACTGGTAGAACTGCTGATGCCTATTCAAAAGAATATAGAATTAATTTACCTGATAATTATACTTTCGCAAATGTAAAAATAGAAAGAGTAACAGATGATCAAGTATCTGGAGGTAGTATTGTAGATGCTTTTAACGTAAGCAGTATTCAGTTACTAATTGATGACAGGCAAAGATATTTGAACAGTGCTTATACAAATTTAAGGATAGATTCTGAGCAATTTAGTTCTATACCAAAACGTGCTTTTCGTATTCGTGGAATAAAGGTAAGAATACCTGGAGCAGGTGCATCTAGTTCTGGTACACCCACTGTTGATTTGCAAACAGGAAGAATTATTTATCCTAGTGGCTATATATTTAATGGAACTATGGGTGCTGCTGTTTGGTGCTCATGCCCTGCAATGATACTTCTTGATTTGTTAACTACTGAAAGATATGGATTTGGAACACATATTACAGACAGTAATTTAGATTTGTTTAGTTTTGTAGCAGCTAGTAGATATGCAAATGAACTGGTATCAGATGGATTTGGAGGACAAGAAGCAAGGTTTAGTTGCAATGTAAACTTACAGGGATCTATGGAGGCATACACGCTAATAAATGAATTAGCTGGTGTAATGAGATGTTTTCCTATTTGGTCTGAAGGTTCTGTAACTATAACGCAGGACAAACCAACAGATCCTAGTTATCTTTTTAGTTTGGCAAACGTAGGTGAAGGTGGGTTTTCATATTCTGGCAGTAGCTTAAAACAAAGACATACTGTTATTTCTGTCAGCTATTTCAATATGGATAGTAGAGAAATAGATTATGAAGTTGTAGAAGATACTACTGCACAGGCAAAACTTGGAATAGTAAAGAAAGATGTAAAAGCATTTGCCTGTACTTCCCGTGGTCAGGCTCAAAGATTAGGTAAGGCAATATTATTTAGTGAACAGAATGAGTCTGAAGTTATTAGTTTTACAACATCAATAGATGCAGGTGCAATCGTAAGACCTGGATCTGTTATCTCTGTTAACGATCCTGTTCGTGGAGGAGAAAGAAGATCAGGGAGAATAAATGCAGCAACTACTACGCAGATCACTGTAGACAGTACACAGGATTTAGATACATTTACTGGAACAAATAAAAAATGTAGTGTCATATTGCCTGATGGCACAGTCGAAACTAAAAACGTAACTGGAATTGTAGGAAGTGTAATTACATTAGATTCAGCCTTATCCGCGACACCCAATGCAAATGCTATATGGTTACTTCAAAGTTCTACGTTAGAAGCACAAACATTTAGAGTGATAAGTGTTGAAGAACAAGATGGTATTAACTATGCGATTACTGCCTTAACTTATATTGATGGAAAGTATGCCAATATTGAATCTGGTATAAGTTTACCTGCAAGAAATATATCTTTACTAAATGAACCAAAAGATCCTCCATCAAACTTACAAGCAAAAGAAAGAGTTGTTGTAATAAACGCTCTTGCAGTAACTAAATTAATTTTATCTTGGGTGTCTGTTACAGGAGTAAGTCAATATCTTGTTCAATATAGATTTAATAATACAAACTGGGTAAGTGAAATTGTTTTTAGGCCTGACTTTGAGATTGTCGGTACAGAGGCAGGAACTTATGAATTTAAAGTATTTTCATTCAATGCTGCCCTCAAATTATCTGCAACCTCAACAGATCTAACATTTAATGCTGTCGGTAAAACAACACCACCAGGTAATGTTCAAAACTTATCTATGGAGCCTATTACTAACAAGTTAGTAAGACTTAGGTGGACAAAAGCTGTTGATCCTGATGTTTTGCATGGAGGAAGAGTATATGTAAGACACAGCAACTTAACTGATGGCAGTGGTACGTTTCAGAACTCAGTTGATCTTGTTACTGCATTAGCTGGTAATACAACAGATGTTGTTGTTCCTTCTTTAGAGGGAGAGTATATTCTTAAGTTTCAAGATGACCAAGGAAACTTTAGTACTGGAGAAGCGAGTGTAATACAAGATTTACCTGATCTTATTGATACTCAAATAATTATAGATGGTAGTGATACTAGAGAAGATTTAGATACTCCTCCGTTTCAAGGAGTAGATACTAATACAACATTTAATACTACAACCAGTGCATTACAGTTGACTGATCCCTCAGTTGTAAAGACGGGAACTTATGTACAAAATAATGGTAATGCTGGAGTAGCTGGCACGGTCATAACTATTACTAGCACATCTCATGGTATAGCTGTAGGTGAACTTTTAAAATTTAATTTTACTGGTGGTGAAGCTGTAACTGGAAAATATGCTGTCGTTTCTGTTCCTAACGCAAATACTTTAACGATTACATCTCTTAATAGTGTTGTTACAAATGGAAATGTATCTATAGATAGAGGTTTAAGAGGAGAATATGCTTTCAAAGATATTTTAGATTTAGGTGCTGTATTTTCTCTTGATTTAAAAAGAGTTATACGTTCTATTGGTTTTGTTATTGGTACAGATATAGAAACTATTATTCCAAGTGGATCTTTCTGGGATGATTATGCTATTGATGGTAACTTTGATGGTCAGGCAGCAGATGAGGCAAACTGTCAGATACAGGTAGCAACATCTCAAACAGCATCAGGTAGTTTTGGATCGTTCAATAACTTTGCTAATGGTACATTTAAAGGTCGTAGATTTAAATTTAAATTAGTTTTAGAAACTACAAATACTGCTCAAAACATGAACGTGCAGCAAGCAGGTTTTACAGCAGAGTTTCAATCAAGGACAGAACAAAATTATCAGACAGGAGGTAGTACTTCTACCGCACCGCAAAATACTCTAGACGGAAGCGGAAATCCAGCAGCAAAAGTAGTTACTTTTGGAACACCATTCTTTGTTGGCACTTCGTCTTTAGGAGGAGCAAATGCCTTCTTACCCTCTATCGGTATAACAATTCAAAATGCACAATCAGGTGACTTCTTTACTGTAACAAATGTTTCTGGTACAGGATTTACTGTAAGTATTAAAAATGGTTCTAGTTTTGTTAATAGGACTTTCACATTTCAAGCTGTAGGATATGGTAAAGGGGTGTAATATGGAGAAAAGTATTCTCTAAATGAGTCAGGTATCAGATTACAATATAGCCAATGCGTCAGGTGCTTCTGTAAGAAGTGACCTTAATGCAGTATTTGATGCGATAAAAACTCTTAATAGTGGTGGTTCTGATCCAAGCAATACAGCAGCGTTTATGCCTTATGTTGATACAGCAGATAGCAACAATTTAAAAATAAGAAATGCAGCTAATAATGCTTTTGTTACGGTAGGATCTGTCGATTCTGCTAATTTAGGATTACTGCCAAGAGCAGGTGGTACGATGACAGGAGCAATATTAGCTGATGATAGTGCAGGAGCCTCCGCACCTGCTATAGCTTTTGACGGAGATACGGATACAGGAATATTTAGAGTTGGAGCTAATACAATAGGCTTCGCAACTGCTGGTGTTGAAAGAGTAGAAATTAGTGACAGTGGTTTAGATATGAGTAATGGATTACCTATAAGATTTCAAGATTCTAGTGGTGCTCCTTTTGTTGCCTTAAAATCTCCTGCTTCTGTCAGTAGTAACGTAACTTTTACTTTACCTGGAGCAGATGGATCGAATGGTCAGATGTTACAGACTAATGGTTCTGGAGCATTGTCATTTACAACTGTTCAAGGTGTACCAAGTGGTTCTGTATTTTGTATGGCAGTAGCTACAGTTCCATCAGGTTATTTGGAATGTAATGGTGCTGCCGTTAGTAGAACTACATATTCAGTTTTATTTGCTGTTATTGGTACGGCTTATGGAACAGGTAATGGTTCTAGTACTTTTAATTTACCTGATCTAAGGGGTGAATTTGTCAGAGGTTTTGATAATGGTAAGGGAACAGATAGTGGTAGATCAATAGCTACTTCACAGAGTTCACAAAATGCACAACACAACCACTCTATAAGTGTTTCTGGTACGACAAGTAATCCAACACCTACCTTAACTGGAGATGTTAGAAGAATATCAGAAGGATATAGGTCACAGGGTACTGCAAGTGGTGTATTTACAAAAGAATTAGATGGAAACAACAATATAACAGGTAGTTCTTCTACTAGCCCTGTTGCTGGTTTTAGCATGGATGCAACACACACACATACATTTTCTGCATCTGGAAATACTGGAAATCAGGGTGGC